CTCAAGAACCAACGCCTTAAATGTCTGGGTAGATAATCTGCATATATATAATGAGATATACGCAGCATCTCCACACTAACATGGGCATCAAAGTTCGAAGCATCAAGTAAAACTGCAACGGGGTCTGATATTGATTGAAACTTTCCATAGATACATTCAGCGATATCATGTTGATTTAAAATTTTTGATATTAAATGATAACCAGACTGATCACGAATGTCATAGAAAAATTCCTCAAAGGGATGGAAGAACCTACCTAGAGTTAAACATGCTCTCGGGTGGCGATATTGTATCATCCTAGGTGGTTTACGAACACCTCTAAGCTCCTTATCATCCTTCACAAAACAACTCAGTAGAAAGTCACCTGAATGAATACCACAAGCCAATAATGAGTCATAAGCTCTCTGATAACGTATGCGTTTAGCACCACTATAGTGATGCACGACTCGTAATCCCGACCACAAATCGATTGTGGTTCGAGGAAAAACTTTGTCGGCCATGTTATAGAAAACGAATGAGTCATACTCAAACTCGGGTGTGGCAACCTGATGGCGGTAACGAAGGGCCATTACTTCATTACACAAACAACCATTATGGGTATAGACCGGTTTGGACCAGTCTGTTACACAATACATAAAAGTTGCCCGTATAATTCGGCAATGTCCTAAGGCCCCATCATATTTGTACCATGAACCTGCACGGGGATCCACTGGGTCGTTTTGTAAATAAGAATAAGTGCAAACGGCTGGTAAGCTGACTACCTATGTGTTGGATGCAAGAACTTGCACATCTCTCCTAAACCAACCATGGAAACTTGGCCATTCCAACCAACTACGAGTGCCTGTACCGGTGGCCAATAGATTATTAATCTCAGCCATATGGTTGCGTCGTTTCTTATGGCCCAAAGACCGATATGCCAGCACATCGCTTTTGGGTGGAGAAATAACGGCCAATATTGTGTGAAAAACAACCTTGGTATAGACATCAGCATGGACGGATGAAAGTTCAAATCCTTTCAAAAATTTATCTGCTTCCAACTGTAAATTTAATAATAATTTTTGATTAATAATTTTAAATAATTGCTTATTCTTAAGGTGCCAATAAAGCTCGTAATCTACATACTTAAGTTTATTATTATCTACAAATTTATTCGAGAGGTCCATAACTTTTTCCGGCCGGTTATTACCTTCTTCAAAAACTGGCATTGTCAGACTGCTGGGACCATATACACCAGTCTGAACTATAGGTTGTTCATAATACCTACACCTCTTGTTACCCTCCTCGTCCGTAACAACATGCCATACAGTCCGTGTGGTTGGTTTACGGACATTAATAGCTTCAACATCAAACTCATCAACAACAACAGGTTTCTTAGAACCAAAGCTACGAACCAACTTCATGAATTTTTCTTTCTTAGGAGTTAGTAGCTTTGATATTAAGTATCGACTGTTAATTGTGTGTTCATCTCTAGCACTTGGTTGTTCAGTGCTATCACTCGGTTGAGACTCAATACGATCAACTTCATGTGCAACATGACGACTTTCATAAACAACATATGGCTCACGACCAATGCTCTCTAGGGTGATGGTAACTGGACCCTCAACCTCACCAGACGTAGTACTTTGTTGATTTGGTACGACACATCTATAGTGAGGGAAGGTCCTGCTAACACAACCAGCAGAATAGCATTCGGTAGGTGCCAAAGTCGAATGGTGTTGAATAACATTATATCTATTGGTATATAGATAACTCTGATATTCGGACGATGTTGCGCTAATCAGTTCATCATTCGATATCTCGAAATCTGAATCCGAGCTCTGGACACTGCTCGAGGATGTTGTTTCGTCTGGTGATAGACATAGTTGACCAGACGCGATGTTGTTTTGGCTCATCTGTACGCTTGCACCAAGTGATGAATCTTTTAATATCGTGGTCACATCGATTACCACGTCTTCTCTCTCGGCTAATGCCGGTGACAACCCAGTTCCTAACTCCTTCTCCATAGGGACCGAGGATAACTCTACCAGTGGTACTGATACTGAAGGTTCGGTTGAACAGGAACCGGATAAAAATG